TGTGCTTTGGCGGGCGTTACCCTCTATAAGCATATTGTGCAACTTATTATATGCAGCAGTTTCTGTATCAACGTTTAAAACTTTAGCTAAAGTTTCATCTATAAAATTTCTACCAGCTTTATAATATTGATTAGCTCGCCGCCACGCTCTATGTGCCTCTGGGCCAGAAGAAATAGCAGCTTGCTCCATGTCATCTGTTAAAGCACCATAAATTTGTTTTATTTTAGCTTGGCTTAAATCTCCTAAAGGGCCAGAATTTGTGCTTAAACTTTCGCCAAATGTAGTACGCAAATCTTTTATAAGCTCATAAGGAATGGCAGTGTCTATGCCATCCTGACGGAAACCCTTTAAAAATGGTTGATATTTTTGTAAATTAACCATTTTTGAAATTTCTGGATGCTTATCCGAATATTGCAAAATAGTTTCTAAAGCATCAGATGTGCTGGGAGCAACAACCAAATCATTTGGGCGTATATATCTGTCAAGATCATTATATAAAGCAGTTGATTTTTGTTTGAATTGTTTAACAAAATCTGCCGATCCAGCTTTAATTTTTTCACCAGCCTTTTCAATAGTTGTTGGAATGCCTAAATCGCTGGCACTTTGCTGAGAAACTTCCTGCATTTCACTTATAACGCGCTCACGACCACGTTGCACTTGACCCGCTGAAAAAGGACTTGCTTCTAGTCCAGCTTCTAACATTGAAGGAAGCCGCCCTTGCATTCCAGCGCTTGGGGTAATGCTTATTTCTTGCGCCGCTCTAGCCGCTTCCATTCGCGGGGTCATTTCCCCGTACTCACGACTAGAAATAGGAAGTTTTCCAGCGGAAACTTGCCTGCCTAAACGCGAAGCTGAACTTGTAACACCAGTTAGTTCTGGAACCGCTACTTCCCCCGCCATCATAAGATCACGGGCTAATTTTCTTTCTTGCGTTGGATCACCAGCAAATATCTCAGCTAAAGCCCCAGCACCACCAGCGTAAGCAGTTCCTAAGCCCATAAGCCCAGCCATACCTACATCGCCAGCGCGTTGCGCAAGGTTTCGATCAGGTTCAGTAATTCTTTGACCATAATACTGCAACGCTTCTAAAGGTTGTTTCATTGCCTCTTGAGTAATATCGCCGAACACATTTTCACGTTGCGCTGGTTTAGGGCCAAAGTCTATGGGGCTTGGAACCATTGAAGCCGCAGATTGCTGCCCAATCTCTATTGCCACTGCATCTATAGCTGATTTTTCATCAGGTGCGTCTACCTCAAAAAATTGCCCAGCAGCTTCAATTTCATAAATAGGCATTAAATTATTCCTTTGGCTTAATTCTAAGTCGCACACCGTTGCCAACGTCTTTAAACCCGTTATCTCCAACAGTTTTATTTTGAGTAGTCGGCATATTTTGACCTGTAGTTAAATATTCACCACCAAGAGGGCCAGTATATGGATTATCTACAATAATCCCTTTAATGGCTCTTTGTTTACTGGCCGTAATAACGTCCTCCAATTCAGACAAAGCATTCTGATAATCTTCTAGTGATAAGAACCTATTTAATCTTGCCATCGCCTTTTCTGCTTTTAAACCTTCAATTTCTGTAATTTGACCGCCGCCCTTTAAGGTGGCGAAGGCTTGCAAAAATATTCTGCCTTGCAAGGATTGAATGTTTGCAAGAACCCGCTGGCCCCCTCTACCGATAATTGTTTATGCAAATGGCGTATCTGGGAGAACTCTACCTTGCAAAGAACCTAAAACATTTTTTAAATCAGGATCGGTTTTTATATCCCGAATAAGGTCTAATGTCGTATCTGCGGTTGCAATTGCCTCTGGGAGGCCCGCAATCTCTTTACCTTGCTGTGCGCCTAGAGCAGACTGCGCCGCCGCTTCAACAAGATTTTTACTTTCTCTATAAACTTCTTGACCTGTGTACGGGTCTTGAAATGACAAATATGTTCCCATATCAATTTTTTTCAATCCCTTAGTCATTAAGTTAAAACCTTCTGGAATATCAGAAATATTAATACCGCCTTGATTGCCAATCTGTAATATTTTTTTGTTGCCTTCATCATCAACGATTATTTGCGGCGTAACTCCAAAAGTTTCAGGTTTCTTGTTCGCTTCTAGCTTTTTACCCATATACAAAGACATAGCAGTTTTAGCGTCATATGCTCCGCTCTCTAAGCCTTGAAGAACCATCATAGCCAATTGATCGCCCGCTTGAGCGCGTTGCCTCAGAGTTTCAATAGTTTTATTCTTTGATTGCGTCTGTAAGCGTCTAGCACCAGATGCCCTAAACTGCTCACCCATGCGCTCATTAGGTCTTACTAAAGGATCTAGTGCCGCCCCAAAGCGCTCCATTGCTGTCATACCTGTTTCTGGATCTTGCTGGCGCATAATGTCCATGAAGCCTAGAAGTCCAGAACGGGGTGGCGTGTTTGGGTTCATACTCATTTCAGGTTCCTTCGATAACAGTGAGCCGCTACCAATTCCAGAAGTAGCACTTAACGGTTGTTGGGTTTGAATTTTAGGCACACCCGTTCTAAAACCACCGGCACTGCCAAATAAATGACTACCTATCTTTCTACCAGCCATTCCATTTGCCCAGCTTGGCTTAGAAATACTTGGATTAAAGAAGTGTGTTGCACCCTCAGTTACATCAACAGCCTCGCCCGACAGAAGCTCATCAGCCACTACATAAGCGCTTTTGGAAGGCTTTATGCCACCCATGTCTCTGCCCTGACCCTTACCAGCAGCGTAGAGCAAAGAACCATCTGGCATTTTAGTCGTGTTCCAAGGCGAAAACTGTGCAGGAGCTAAGATAACGTCTTGCAACGTGCCGCCTTGCCTTGCCCTGTTCATAATCACATTGCCAACAGGAAGCATGTCATTAATGCTCCCATTACCGGCCTCTGCCATTAGCGTTCTTGCTAATAGCTCCCGATCACTTAAGTTTAAGGCGTCAATAAGTTGCATTTACCGTCCAAGCATTAACCCTGTTTGTAAGTAATTTAAAAAACTAGGCTGATTTTGTGATGTAGTACCTCTTGGCACTTGTGCGCCCGTCAATCCACCTATCAACGTATTTAAACCACCTGTTGGTGCGCCAGTATATTGACCAAAGTTCTGCTGCCCAGCCCCAATTAATTGCTGCATTAAGGCTTGCTGCGTAGCGCCTTGCTGCATTTGCTGCTGCTGAATAGATTGACCCATGTTGAATTGCTGCTGTCCTAAACCCGCTAGGCCACTTGCCGCGCCTTGACGAATGCCAGCGCCGGTAAATTGTCCTTGGAAATTGGCTTGGTTTGCAGCTTGCTGACGCGCAGCTTGTGCTTGGATAGCTTGGTTTATAGCTGCTTGGTTTGCAAGACCAGCTTGTTGACCAAATCCAGCCTGCGTTGTTGCTGCTTGGTTTAGCGCACCCATGCTTGATAACCCAGCTTGCTGCGTAAGCCCTGCTTGCTGCGCTGCTGCGGCATTTTGAGCCGCCGACCCCGCTAAACCTGCTTGTTGGGTAAGCCCCGCCTGTTGAGCCGCTACTGCGTTTTGCGCTGCTGCCCCTGACAAGCCTGCTTGTTGAGTTAAACCGGCTTGCTGTGCGGCAGCGGCGTTTTGTGCGGCTGCGCCAGCCAGACCAGCTTGCTGACCTAATTGTGCTTGAGCTTGCGCCTGTGCTGCCTGCTGAGCAGAACCAGCCAAACCGGCTTGTTGCGTTAGGCCAGCTTGCTGTGACGCTCTCGCAGCCTCTTGCGCTGCTGCCGCCATGTTTGCTTGCTGCTGCATTTGCGCTTGCTGCGTTGTAAACTGGTTTGCAGCCTGCATTGAAGCCAGACCAGCTTGCTGCTGTAATCCAGCCTGCGCCTGCGCTCGCGCATTAAATGCTGATTGGTTTGCAAGTGTTGCCTGCTGCTCTAATTGAGCCTGCTGCTGTGCAAATTGGTTAGCCGCTTGCATGTTGCCTGCCCGCGCCGCTTGCTCTCTATTGGCTGCTGCCTCACGCGCTTGCTGTCCAAGTTGACTTGCTTGGAACCCTTGCTGAGATGCGAGTGTACGCGCCTGCTGAGTTGTGCCAATATCAAACTTACCGCTTTCAACAGCTTGCTGGAAGCCTGCTTGCCTTTGCCGTGAAGAAAGATCACCAGCCTGACGTACTGCCTCGCCCGCAAGCACACCTTCTTGAACAGCTTGACGCGAACCACCAAAGGCCTTCGCCTGTTGCGCTTGTGCCGCTAAGTTTTCCGATGCCATTTGCCGTTGGCGCTCAATGTCGCGCTGACCAGCTTCTACAACCTGTTGCTCAAATGGGTTCATGTAGCTTGAAATGTCTGTTGTGCGTAAACGATCTACAGCTATTTGATCTGGCGCTTGTGCTGCTCGTACTGCACCAACACCCTGCATGGTTTGCGCCGAACCTAGCTGTGCTGATCTGGCGCGTTCAATAGGATCAATATTTGCACCCGAATAACGCTCTACAGCACCTAATTGTGCAGCTTGAGGAAGCCTTGTGCGTTCAACTGTAGCACCGCCGAATGTTGGTGTTCTATCTATTGTTGCGCCGCCATAAGTTGTTGTGGGAGCTACAGTCGCGCCACCATAGGTTGTTGCGGGTGATACCGTTGCGCCACCATAAGTTGATGTCGGAGCTACAGTTGCGCCGCCATAAGTTGATGTCGGGCCAAGTTGAGCGCCGCCAAACGTAGCAGTTGGGCTTGCACCGGCTGCTCTCATTTGCTGGGGAGAAAACCTAGAAAGACCACCCATTGTACGTTGGGCTTGACCTACTGACTGTGCAGATTGTTGGTATATATTGGGCTGCTGCGGTTGTGGGCGGGGCCTGTAAAACTCAGGCATGCTGCCACCTCTTGTCTCCATATCAGGCGGCATCACTGCTGGCTGAACGCCTATGCCGCCATAACCTGTACCCATTTCAGGAGACATAACCGCTGGACGCATAGCACTAGGCATTAAGCCACCGCCTAATTGCCGTTGTGCGCCACCTGTTGGTGTGCTTCCACCTTGTGCTGCACCGCCCGCAACTCTCTGTCCACCAGCAGATCCACCCATTTCTTCTCTCCTACTTACCGCCCTTGCCGCCTTGAAGCTCAAGGCTGACGGGTTGATTTTCTGGTGCGCGGGAACCCACTTCACCTGTTACGGGGTCAATTCCAAAACTTTCACGGTATTCAGCCTGTGCAGGACGTTCTTCTCTGAATTGGTCAATCATACCCTCAACCATTGGACGCGCTGAATATCCCTGAATACCACCGTCAAATGTTTGAGCCTGCGGTAAATACTGCTGACCGCCAGATGTTGGCATTCCAAACGCGCCAGCCATCATGTCAGTACCCTGAAATGAAGCTTCTTGCATTGGAGAAAAAGACGCTACCTGTGGGCCATACAAAGGCGTGTAAGTATCTTGCAAAGGAGCAAGGTCTGTTGCCATACCAATGCCCTGCTGCATTGCTGTTTCGGCAAATTTAGGAACATATGGTTTGTTTGTTTGTTTGCTGCTGCCGCCCATTATGTGGCCTCCTTAACAAAATGGGAATGCAATAACTTCCACCCCATTGGCTCTAATACTTTTTTCCATCCTACACGACCCGTAAGGCTTCCACCAGTACATCCTTGATTTACAGCCCACGCATTCATCGCGTCATTCATATCCTTTAATTGCTCTAATTCACCAGCCGCTAAGAAGATGTTTAAAACTTTCTTTCTAGGATATACCACAATTTCAGTCACCATGCACCCTCTTGGTGCAGGCCAAAACTGCATACTGCTTTCCGCAATCGCTTTTACAATGTCCTCAAACTCATGCGTACCGTTGCAATACTGCAAAGCGTCCTCAATATATGGCCTACAACGCGCCAAGTCATCACTCAGCACATACTCACCAACAACCATTTTTTGAGGCATGTCATTCATCCGTGAAGCCTCGTTATTGATAGCGTTGAAGCGGGTATGTTAGGAACGGGTGACGATGCAGCAGTAGCATTTAAGAAACCGGACGTGTTATCCACCATCCAATTAACCTCTAAATAATCATTTGCCGCAACTGTAAAAACCTGTGTTCTAGCCGTAACAACAGTTGCGTTGTTTTGGTGCAATGCGGTAGTCATTGCGCTGTTATTAATGTCAGTGCCATTAACGCTAGGCCAGAAATAGAAATGCACAGTGCTTGCTGATGTGGAAGATATTTGCGCTGAAAATGCTATGACGTATTGACCCGCTTCCTCAAACACAATCCTGCTTGCAGGCGTTCCCAAAGTGATCCCGTGATTAGACGTTTCCGCAGTATATGTAAGCTTATATTCTGTGTTTGCGCTTGATGCCGTAACATCCGCAGCAATGTAAAAGTCACCGTGACCATCTTCTAAAACAATTTGACGCCATTCGCCGTTTTTACTGACAACTGGGTATTCCTTTTCCCGATCATAAAGAATAACGCCATCTTCAGCAGCAGATGAATACTGATCCTTTGCATCCAACTGATTAAGCGCTTTCCCTAAAAACCGCCTAATGTTTTCTGCCCACGACCTCGCATCTTCTACAAATGGCGGTACAACTCTCATCGACGCCCACCCTGACGCGCATCCAAGCGCATAATTCCTACACGCCAATCAGTATCTTCTACGCCTTCAACGCGCATCCGCACTTGCCTACCTTGAAAACGTACAGATGTAGGATTACTCATATTGAAAGGCCCGTATTCACGTTCTACTGCATTCGGATAAAAACGTGTTTTAAACTTAGCGTTTACGTCACCCTGCGTTTTCTCATCAGGAATAAGCTCAACAACGTTCATAATGTTTTCGCCTACGCCAATCGCAATTGGGCCTGTCTCAGCGTAAGGTGATGCACTGTCGTAACTATAGCCAACCTCATGCTCATACAGCGTTCCATCACTTGCAATGAACATTGGAAACCGAAACACACCACGATCCAAACCAGCCGTGCGATCCATTATGCCTGTCATCCAGATGTTTTCTGCAAAATCATATGCAACGTAACGATCACATTCGATGCTGTTTTCGCTGGGATAAAACCACCAAATCTCATTCCAAGCGCTATTAACGGTGCATGAAATCTTTGATTTTTGGTCAGTGTTCATGTCAGAGAAAACGTAATCTGCAACTTCGCATGGAACGTCTTGCACCCGACCACCCGCATAAGCAAAGAAGCCTCTCTTACCCATCCAAAACACACCGTTGTCAACAGATGCAGCAGCCCTTGCTGCAATCAACCCACAAGATGTACCAACGCGCTCAAATCCATATACAAATGGCGGGCCTTGATATGTCATGCTGTGTGCATCCTGATCTGTAAGGATCAAAGATTGGCCGCGTGTACGCAATCCCGCAAGGATCTTGCCGTTTGTCTGAATATTAATATCACCGGCTTGGTTTGTCGCTGCCGCTGTCCAAACTGTATTATCTTCTTGGCCTGACCACTGGATTTTGCGCGGATCACCACCAGCCCCAAAGCATACTACAAAGCGTTCTTCTGTGACCATCATGCCAGTGCAGTTTGTTGGCGCGTTGGCAATAATTGCAGCATCTGTAGCCGTATTTAACTGCCACTCATACAGCTTCCCGTCATCAGATGACATAGCAAGTAAATACTCACCCCAATTTTCTAACGACCAAGTTGTAGCTGTTTGAATAGTCTCAGTATCTGAACGGGGAATGCCGTATTCTTCGTTTCCGTAAAACCCGCCGCTGTATGCTGTGTTAATGCTTGCATCAACCCTACCCGCTGTCAAACCTGTTGGGGTAATATCAGTTGCTGTATTATTAGCATTGATTGCATATAGCTTGTTGTATGTACCCGCTGCAATCTGGCGTGTTCCATCGTTCTGCTCCCATGATATCATAGAACGAACAACGCCGCTTAGATCAATGCTACCACGCTGACGCCAGCCACCTATAGGGCGTAAAGCATCCTCATGCCAACGAACTAAGTTTATGTCACGCCAGCGACCTTGAGACATATACTCTGTGCCGTTACGATACTGACCCTTTGGGATTTGCAGTGGAATTAACGGCATGTGCCACCTATGCGTTTAAAGCGTCAAGATCATCCCAAACACGTTGAGCATGTGCAGCCGCGTCGAAAGCAACAGTCGCATCAGGATCATCTGGGTCTGGATCTGTCCAGCTATTCGCTGACGCTTGCGCTGCCAGATAAGTCTGCAAATTGGCTTTTGACGTTACTTCCTCAATAGCGTCAGAAGTATCTGCTCCATCCGCTGAAATGCCAACCATAATCCAATCTTGAGGTGAAGCAGTATCAGGGTCTACAACGGCATACATGCCGCCCGTTAATTGCGGAACGCCAAACTTTAGCCAAGCTGGGATCGTTCCATCAGCGTCAAGTCTATATTTTACTACCTTATGAGCCATCTGAATTGTCCTCTAGCTGTGGGGTGTTAGTCAAAGAAGTTTCGTCCAATATAGCAAAACCACGGCTTTCTGCAAAGGCGCTTGGACAATGCGCCCACTTATCAGCGCAAGCCTCTAACCACTGCACAGTGTGGTGATGCTCTGGCGCTTTGCCCTCTTTGATAAGCTCGTTTTCCCAGTTGAGATACGACATAACTTCAAGCTGTGCTTGTGCTGCGTTGATGCCAAGATCAAACAGGTAGATCATGTTACCTTCATCAATTACGCCATTGCGTGGACGGGCAGAATTGAGCGCCTGCTTTAAGCAAGTCATTATGTGGTATTTGACTTCCTCAAGCTCATAATCAGCCTCTGACAACTCATCCTTGCCGATCTTCTTCATCAGGTTGTCATATTGATTGGTGAAGAAGTTTAGCTTGCGAACAGCCGCCTCAACGTAGCCGCGTGAGCTTGCAGCGTTAGCCTCTTTCTCGTTAATCTTTATCTCAAGCATTTCGCGCTCAAGATCGTCAGCCTCATTCTCTAGCTTGCGCTCTAGCTTCTTTAGCTTGACTTCTTCCTTCTTCATACGGAAGTAACCTTCCTGCAAAGCAGACTTGGTTTTTTCAATCTCAGCAAGCGTATGCTTCACAGAACGAATAGGCGTGATTGCAGTAACGTCTAGCGTTACGCTCATCATCTGCGAGTGTGACTTATAGAAGTTGCTAGACGCCTGTGCGATTGCAGGAGCCTTGTCAGTAATGTTTGCCAGCATAGACTTATACTCAGGCTTCGCGCTTGGAAGCTGAATGTTAAGGTCTGTCGTGGCAAGTGCCGTTTCTTTTACTGTATCTTTAGGCAATGTCATTCTTCCTTATAAACCGCCGTGGCTGTTGGAACCCCCAGATGGGCTGGTAGTAGCAAAACCAGAGCCAAAACTTGTTGAGTTTCCTGTGGATGCAATTGTTATTTTTGAAGCAGCACCGCTAGACCCTTCCCCACCAGCAAACACCAAATTAATTGAGTTACTTAACCCAGCAGAATATCGGTGATTTGTTGTCAAATCGCCAAAGTCTGTAGCGTTCCCTGTCGACGAAATGGTAACATAGCTTATTGTGTTTGAGTAGCCTGAAGCAAGACCTCCACCGATTACGGCTCTCGTTGATGAGCTTCCAGATGCCGCGCCACTTACCGAAATTGTTAAATCTCCAAAGTCACCCATGCTTCCCGTAGAAGAATATGTTAAATAACTTATATTGTTGATAAGCGAACCTGACGAA